TCACCTTACTCGGCAATGCTCTTTGAATGCCCATAAATGCTGATAAAGGGAATCGAGTTCATTGGCCAATGCCGCTGGAAAGCCCTCATCAAGCAAGAGCTTGAGCAACACACCTTCAGGCGCTTGGATTCGGCTGTCTTTGACGAAAGCATAGAATCGATTCCAGTCCGACACGTGCAGCGAGCTTTTATTGGCCGTCACCGTAAACCGATGGAATAGCGTTTCACTTGCCGGCGGCAACTTGTAGGGTTTTCTCGGCTTCTGGACACGGAGCCGATACCGTGACCCATAGGATTTGTTGTAGATGTAAAGAAGCGGCCTAACTGTCTCCTCAGCAAGAGCACAGTAGACCGATCGCGTCGGTGGGTCGGGATTCCACTGCAGTGCCCTCAGTTCGACGGCAACTCTATTGCCGACATCATGATGCGCGATCAGCTGTACGATGACCTCTTCATGAATAGATGGTCCAAGCCAGAAGAGATTGACGAGGCTCATGCTCCCGTCTCCGGCACCGCCGCTTTGGGAACCTACCCGGAAAAGCTTTGATGCATTGGCCAGACCCGCCATGCGCCCGAGAAACAGGGGCGGATCTACGCCAATGGCAATGTCGATACTAGGGAGATACTCCCGGACATGGGGCGCAATCATGTTCACAAGCTGTCGTTTGAGAATGCCCGAGACAAATCAACGATATGACACGTAAATCTCGAAGCCTCGCGTTCCTTTTCATATCTTATAGATTTTATTGGATTTTCTAAATGCTTCCCACTCAAACTATAGAAACCTTACATGGGGTTGCAATATTCACGCAATGAAGTTAGGCTCCGACCAACAGGAGCATCATGGCCCAAGAAACTTACAAGCGGAACCAGGTCGAAGAGGCCCTCTGGGCAGTGTTTGCAACGCTCTACGGGGGCGCGAAGGAAGTACCTAGTGCCTTTGTGACGCGAATTAAGCGCCTTCTTGAGATTGACCGAACCGAACCTGTCTCTAGGGACTCTACCTACGCCTTCAGCGAAGGGCCAACTGGCGGCAAGGGAAGCGACAGCGCCTTTACGGGTTTGAACTGTACCTGCCTGGCGATCGGCCTGGAGATGCTTGATCTCGGCTTCAAGCAGCGCGAGATTGTCCTCTTCCTGCGTGCGAATCAGCAAACGATTCGCGAAGAGATCGACTACATGTTCATGCTCGGTGAAGGGCATCCGGGGCGACGGAAAGGCCATGCCGGCACTGCAACGCGCCGCAACGATCCACATGATGCACGACTGTTCATGATTGTTCGCAAACTTGAACTGCCGAACACCGCGACTAAAGCAGCCGAGACCCGAAAAGCCGTATCGAATGTGGCGCAGAAGCCCCTTTTTGCCCATGGCCTTAAGGAACTGGCGGAGAAGCTGGATCGCCTCACCAAGTCCGGCGAAGCCTATCGCTCCTCCATCATCTTGGAAATCGGCACCCTGATCGAGGCCCTCCTTGTCCATCTCGCGCAGAGCACCGCAAAAAAGCGGGGTCGAAGCTAGTCCCTGTTTTTTTGACTGTTTGTAACCCTTTTTAGGTTTTCTTTACATGGAGAAACCAATGAATGCCAAGTTGCAAGACCGCTCCAATCCCGCCCATCTCGAACGCCTCCCCATCGCCCAGCTGACCCCCACCAAGCGCAACGCTCGCAAGCACAGCCGCAAGCAGATCGGCCAGATCGCGGATTCGATCCGCACCTTTGGCTGGACCAACCCGATCCTGGTAGACGACCGGAACACGATCATCGCCGGCCACGGCCGTCTGGAGGCCGCCAGGCTGCTGAATCTCACTGAGGTCCCGATTGTCCGGCTCTCCCACCTCACCCCCGAACAGATCCGCGCTTACGCCATCGCCGATAACCGGTTGGCGGAGCTGGCCGGCTGGGATCGGGAACTTCTTTCCCTGGAACTTGGTGAGCTGATGGAGCTGGAGCTCTCTTTCGATATTGAGATCACCGGCTTCGAGATGGGGGAGATCGACCTGCTGCTCGGCACCGACGTGCCGACGGGCCAGCCGCCAGAGCCGCCTCTGCCCGATGCCCCGGCAAAGCCGGTGACCCGGCCTGGCGATATCTGGGTCCTCGGCTACCATCGCCTGATCTGTAGCGATGCCCTCGACCCCGTCACATATGACCGCCTCATGGCGGGCGAAAAGGCCGATCTGGTCATCTGCGACCCGCCCTACAATGTGAAGATCAGCGGCCACGTCTCCGGTCTGGGCAAGGTCCAGCACCGGGAATTCGCCATGGCGTCTGGCGAGATGTCCGAAACCCAGTTCATCGCCTTCCTCACCCGCGCGTTCCGGCTCCTCGCCGAACATAGCCGCGACGGGTCGCTCAGCTTCCAATATATGGACTGGTCTCATGCCTACGAGATCCTGACCGCGGGTCGCGAAGTCTATCGCGAACTCAAGAACATCTGCATCTGGAACAAGGACAATGGCGGGATGGGTTCGCTTTACCGCTCCAAGCACGAGCTGGTCTTCGTGTTCAAGAACGGCAGTGGTCCTCATGTGAATAATATCGAACTGGGGCGCTTCGGCCGGTACCGGACCAACGTCTGGGACTACGGCGGCATGAACTCCAGGCACAAGGGCCGCGAAGAGACCCTGGCCCTCCACCCGACGGTGAAACCGGTCGCCATGTTAGCCGATGCGATCCTCGACTGTTCCAACCGGGGCGATATCGTCCTTGATGCCTTCCTCGGCTCTGGGACCACCCTGCTCGCGGCCGAGCGCACGGGGCGTGTCTGCCGCGGGATCGAGATCGATCCCGCCTATGTCGATGTCGCCATTACCCGCTGGCAGCAGATGACGGGCAATGAGGCTCACTTGGAGGGAACTCACGAGACCTTCGCCGAGATCTCAGCCCAGCGCGCGGAGGCGGCATAATGGCCAAGACGTCGAAGAAGCCGCCGCAGCCCGAGCCGGAAAACCAGCCGTATAAGGTCGGCTATGGCAAGCCGCCTCTCGAAACCCGCTTTCAGCCGGGTGTGTCCCCCAACCCGAATGGCCGCCCTAAGGGGGCGCAGAACGTGGGAACCGACCTCCGGGAGGAACTGACGGAGCCGATTACGGTCCAGGAGGGCGGCAAGACCAAGAAGATCAGCAAGCGGCGCGCGATCGTCAAGAGCATCGTCAATAACAGCATCAAGAACAATGGCCGCGCCGTCGACGCCCTCATCAAGATGATGGACCGGGCCGGCATCCCCTTCGAGGACGCTGGCGACCATCCGGTCACCGAGGACGACGCAATACTGGTCCAGATGCTGATCGAACGGCAGCTGCGTCGGCAGGCTCAGAAGACTGCCGAAGACGAGGACGACACGCCCTCCGAAGAGCCGGTCAAGAAGTCTCTCAAGAAGCCGAACCGGAAGGAGTAGCTGCCATGGAATTCCGCCAGCAGGATGTCGACCTCGCCTTGCGACAGGATCTGGGGAGCTTCATTGCCCGGTCCTTCCGGACGGTCTCCCCGGGGCCTGCCTATGTTCACAACTGGCATATCGACGCCATTGCCCACGCCCTGGAGCGCTGCTTCCGGCGGGAAACCCGGCGCCTGATCATCACCATGCCGCCCCGCAACCTGAAGTCCATCTCGGCCTCGGCCGCCTTCCCCGCCTGGGCGCTCGGCCATGATCCCAAGCTCCGCTTCACCTGCGTCAGCTATTCCCATGAACTCGCCGCCAAACATGCGCGTGACTGCCGGGCCCTCATGGAAAGCGACTGGTACAAGCGTGCTTTCCCTCGGACGCGGATCAGCCGTTCCAAGAGTGCTGAACTCGAATATGAAACCACGGCGAGGGGGTCGCGGTATGCCACCTCGGTCGGCGGCACGCTCACGGGCCGGGGCGGCAATTTCATTCTGATCGACGATCCCATGAAGCCGGCCGACGCCATGTCCGACGTCAAGCGGCAGGCGGTCAAGGATTGGTACGACCAGACCCTCGCCTCTCGCCTTGACAACAAGACGACCGATGTCATCGTGCTCATTATGCAGCGCCTCCACGTTGACGACCTGGTCGGCCATGTCCTGGAGAAGGAGGCCTGGGAGCATCTCGATCTGCCGGCCATCGCCGAGACGGTTCAGGAGATCCCGATCGATATTGGCGTCACGCATACCCGCCAGGTGGGTGATATCCTTCACGAAGAACGGGAACCCAGGGCTGTCCTCGACCAGCTCAGGGTCACCATGGGCTCTGCCACCTTCTCGGCCCAGTACCAGCAGGCGCCCGTGCCGGCGGAGGGCAACCTCATCCGCTGGAACTGGTTCCCCACCTATCGGGAGCGCCCCAAGCCCAGCCTCCGCTCAAAGATTGTCCAGAGCTGGGACACCGCCTCGAAGACCGATGACATTCATGACTATTCCGTCTGCACCACCTGGCAGGTCGAGGGTGAGCGTTATTATCTTCTCGACCTCTTCCGGGCCAAGCTCGAATTCCCGGATCTCCAGCGGGAGGTGGTGGCCCGCAAGAACCGTTTTGCTGCCAGTGCGGTCGTTATCGAAGACAAGGGCTCTGGCACTGCCCTCATTCAGGCGCTGAGGGGTGAAGGGAAGTGCCATCCCATTCGCTATACGCCGACGGAGGACAAGATCATGCGGGCATACGCGCATACGGCGATCATGGAGGCGGGACAGATCCATCTCCCGGAATCCGCCCCCTGGCTCGGCGACCTTCGCGCCGAATTGCTGGCATTTCCCCATGGCCGTCATGACGACCAGGTCGACAGCATCACGCAGTTTTTGGCTTGGCAACGGCGTCCCCGGCCCCGCATGGCCGTCGGCAATACCTGAAGGGGTAACGGAGTTCAGTTCTTCAGCAAGCCGAGATCCGCTTCCGGTATTGGTCCCTGATATTGACCGGCCGCATCATACCAGCCTTCCTGGGGTGGAGCGCCAACCAGTTCGGTGAGGGTTTCCAACGCCACTTCTCCCGCGGCTGCACACCCCTTCCAGCGCCGGACAATATAGGCTTTGCCCGTCAGGACGTGATAACGGATCTCGGGCTCCTCGTTGACATCAGCCGGCATCCCTATCGCAAAGTCGGTAAACCGCTCGACCCGGAAGCCGCTATTCTGCCCATCCCGCCTCTTTCCGCCGCCCCTTGCCACGCCGTCCCCCTATCTGTGCCGATGCAATACGAGAATGCCGCGGTGCAGCGCGCTGGCGTCAGCGAGGCGCTCTTCGAGGTCGAGGATGGTCCCGAGACTGGCATTGAGCTCGCCAGTGTCGAGATAGCCCTGCGCCTCGGTCAAGCGCTCCACGGCATCGCCCAGCAAAGTGGTGAGGCAGGTCAGCTGGACCCCGATCGCCTGGACGAGGTCGGCCGGTGCAGCTGGCTTCTCACTGCGGGGCATGAGCGGCCTCGTCCAAGTTCGCCGAGACGGCCGCACCAACGCTCGGCCCGAACAGCTCCTTCGCCAGCTCTGCCATGGTCGGCAGAACCTTGAACCGCCCCGCATTCACCTCCCGGAGACCCGGCCGGAAGGCCTTCTCGCCCTTGGCATTGCCCTTAGTATGTTTGACGACCCGGTCGCCGAGCGGCGGCAGTTTCTCGCCCGGGGCGCCACCGAACCAGCGGAAGGGGCCCAGTTCCAGACTGCCAGAGTCATAAAGCATCCAGACGACACAGCCCGAAGGCTTGGCGGCGAGGCTGAGGCCGATCCCGACCTTGGCGGTCTTGGCCGCGCGGTGGCTCGCCTTCAGCTGGATGTGCCGGAGGACACCCCCGGTTTCGATCACAAGGTCGTAGCCGAAGGCATCGACCTCGGTCCGCAGCACCTCGACATCCCGGTGCCCCTGGCGCCAGAGGCAGCGCAGCAGCTCGCCGACGAAGAGGTGCTCGAGGACATTCTCCAGCCGGCTCGACGCTTCCGAGCCTGGCTGTTTGCCGTTCCCCGCCAGATTGACCAAACCCTCGCTCAAAGCCGTCCTTCTCCCTTCAGATCCTACCTTGTGATGGCTTGGAAGGGGGGCGAAGTCCAGCAAAATGAGACTCATAGTCTGTAGATCGATAGGCGACGTTCCGATCCCCTCGGGTCATGGATATTCGTCGCCGCGTTGGGCTCAACATGAAGAAGCACCGGGAGGACCGGGGTTGGTCCCAGGAGGAGCTTGCCTTCGAATGCGGCCTACACCGGACCTATCTTAGCGGCGTCGAGCGCGGGGTGCGGAACCCGACGGTCCTGGTGCTGCAGAAGATTGCCAAGGCGCTCAAGGTGCCGGCGGCGGCCTTGCTGGATGAGAGTGGACGAAAGTAGTATTTTTATAGCTGTCGCGCCCGCTGCTTGGGCATTTCCTAAGTCTTGGCGGGATCCACATCTACCCGCATAAGCCGCCACAATCGAGAACAGTACTGCTTTGCCAGCGCCTCTGCGGGCGAGTCGGCTTGACTGTCTTAGGTACACCTGCACCAAATTACATTTGAGGCGGGTCGACTGCTTGGCCAATTCGCCCAAGTTAGTCGCTATATCCGTTGTCAGGGCCTCACCAAATTTTGTTCAGACGCTGGTCGAAACGACTGTTGCCAAAGTTGACATCAAGAGGGGTATCCTTTGCACGAGGACCTGATCAAGCGGCCTAGAGCAAGGCAATGGATGTAACCAAGGACTGGTTTTGGGAAGGCAATGTCGTCGAAGCGCTTGCGAAGCACCTTGTTGCGCAAGGCTGGACCATCGTCGCTAAGGCAAATACGCACTCGAAAGAGCGGGGAGTTGATATTCATGCTGCGCATGACAGCCGCATCCTGCTGGTCGAGGCCAAAGGGTATCCGTCCAAATTCTATCGCGACCCCTTGAAGGCAACTGAGCAAAAACCCACGAATCCGACCAATCAGGCGCAACAATGGTATTCTCATGCCTTGCTGAAAGTCATGCGCCTGCAGACCAAACACCCAGATGCAATTGTGGCACTCGCCTTTCCGGATTTCCCGCGGTACCGCACGCTATTCGAAGAAACGCGCCAAGGACTCGAGAAGCTCGGCATCGCGCTGATGCTGCTGCGTGAGAATGGGCAGGTAGAGAGCTGGGGCTTTCGTTCCAGCTGAGCTCTGTTTCCAAACGCCGAGCGCGGCTCCGGCCTTTGTTCGCAGTGCAGACCAATTTCGCACCCTCAAGTTCAGAAATTATGCAAAGAAGAAAGTCATATCTCTATTGGCTCTCCGCTATCGTCGGTGATTCTGACCGCTGGCGATCACGTCGCAATGCATTTGGTCGCCGAACATGCATTATGGAAAATCTTCGGTCGTGGAAGCGACCAGACAGTGAATCAAAAAGTCAGAGCTCGGATCCGTAATCACTGTTAGTGTATTCCTGCGCTCGGCGGAATACGCAAAGCCCGGCCGCTTTTCCCACCCCAACAGTGTATATATTGCTATTTAATTGATGCTGGCGACATCCAAGTCCACCTCCACCAAAACTCGCACTGGGCCTAACACTACTGCAAAGAATTTCACGAACAGTTGTCGAGCTACACAAAAACTTGCACTCAAATTGGACTGCCACTGCCTGCCATGGCGGTTGGCTCAGCTGAGTCTACAGCCTGAGTGCTGCAAACCTGGGTGGCGGAACTAGGCGGCGAAGACTGAATGCGACCTCCGATGTCGTATGCGCAGATGACTATTCGGCGCAAAAATGCTGACGCGGGTAGCGCATGTAAAGCAAGCCGCCCCCCAAGCTCTCGCGAGCGGGTCGGCCATGTATTTACGTGCAGCTTCATCGGTAGGTGCGGGATCGGCGTGGGGTCCCATATCGTACGACAATGGACTAGTCTCTGGTCGACAAACCACCTGATCTCACAAGAATTCCATTCGATCGCGTAGTGATGGGGAGCCTTGGACGCATCAAACCCCAATTTGATGGCGGCCGGTGTTCCTCGGTACCCGTAATCGAATTTCGCACCGTCACTGCCGGGGTTGTAGAATACATTTACAAGAAGCTCGTCCGGCTTGTTTCCCAGTATCTCTATATCGATCTCTTGCCGGGGTGAGTCACGGTGGAGAAAGAAACCCGTGACGATGCCAGGAACATTTGTTGCCTGTAGTGTCGCCTCGAAACGCCCGAACAGGAAACTCGTACGGCTTGAAACTGCGGCTGCACTGAAATTTCGAACGCCAAGAGGCTCGTTGGCGACTGAAAGGGATAGACCGCCGTTCGCTGCGAACGCCACGTTCTCGGGTCGAAAGAGACCGAGATTTCCGGGGAAAGTATCATGTCGCAACAACCACCGCTTGGGGTGGATTTGAGTAAGATCGTCCACGACGGTTTCCGGGAAGGAATCCGATAGATCCGCTGCTTTGTCTGATTTCACACTAATTCCTGCCCAGCCCGAGCGCGCCTTTGCAATCCACGGCGAGGGGTCGTGCCGGAGGCGCCTGGCAGAAGAAGTGACTTCCCAATCTGGCGCGCTCTGACGATATCTCAATCCGATGTCGTCAACAGCTGGGTAATGCGCGTCAGGTGGTGCCATCTTCAAATGCTGACAGAGTTTCCCCCAGCTGTTGGCATGCTTCCGCTGCAAATGAAGGACATCGGCTCCTGCTAAGGCATCTGTTGCAATGCTGCTATCGCTAACCGTCGGCCCAACCCGTTCATCTTTGATTACTATGTACTTGGCGCGTGGATAGCGCTGCCTAAGTACCCGAATCTGCGACGTTAAAGAGCCAATGTTAACGTAAGCATCAAAGATGCGGTTCCGTTGGCCGGAAAGCAAATCTTCGAGTTCGATATCTGGGATGCTGTCGAAGTCGCTGCAGCAGCGATAGCCAAGCATCGAAAGTGCAACAGCAAGGGAGGACAACCCAGTCCCAGGATCCCCAAACGCAAAAACCGGCGAATGAAGTGGGCGCTGATGAAAGAGAGAACTATCACCACTATTGAGAATGCCCATCCGGACTAGCGCAGGTAGAACTGAGTACGAATTTGTTGAATGCAGATCGCGGCGCTGATTGATTAACGAGCGGCGCAATGCCCTGACTTCCAGCCCTCGGAATTTGTGATTGACCCAGAGGTCGATCGGACCACGACATGGGAGTAGATCCAGCAGCGCCAGAGCTCCCTTCTTTGACAGCACGTAACCGGACATGTACCAAAGGCCGCGCTCAGGACGAAACAAGTTTTTTGACAACAGTTCTTTTGGCGCACCGTGGCGCACTTCCTTGTACGACAAGTAGAGAATATCAAAACTTAGCTCATCATTACTTGCCTCCTCAATCTCTCGCCAAGCCTGTTCGAGCACCCGCCCAAAGCGGTGGTCGAACCAGACGTCGTCCTCGAGTACCAAAGTATGAGACGCATTGGACTGCGCAATATTTCTCCATACAGCGATATGTGAGCAAGCAACTGCTACTTCCGCCTGGCTCATTCGGATTGGACGATCGAGGTCAAATGCGTCTATGTGCGCATCTGGCTGCGGTTCTACATACAATTGGTCGCTGAGACTGTAATAAGGATCAATGATCGCATTATCGAAGAACACAGGAGCATCGACCCGTGCGTCGAACGCTGAATATCGAACAACACGATCCGAAAGCGGCACGCCGACAGCATCGGTAATGTGGTTGAGCTCGCGTATGATGTCTTTCCAGCGGCTCTTTTGCCTGTCCAAGTTGATGACAACAATTGGACCGATGCCCGTTGCCTTAATCTCAGAACTTGTCAAGAAAGTAAGGCACCGTTGCCGAGGCAACCAAGTTCGGCATCTTAGAAACAGGGCGTGGAGAAGCCTAGATATCGAATGCAACGGTTGCGAAAGATTCATTCGAGATTATCCGTCCCTATACTCATACTTCTTTTGATTTGATAATCGCCAATTTCTGGCGTCCTTACGGTGGATCAAGGGCCAGCGTGAAACGGCCATAGAATCCCAGTCACGCAGGACGAACAATCTTCTATCAGCGTTATCCATCGACGTCGCACATAGATCGAAGATCGACTTAGAAAGATTCCCTGGTCCGGTCGTCGTCTGAATTTCCGGCAAGGCATCCACGCCGGCGAGTTCAATTGCGCTTGTTGCTTGGCCGAGTGCGTGTTTGATGATCGGATGTCCCCGGCAGGCGATGAGAGGATTGTTGTTAAAATAGAAGATCCAGTGCGGCTCGTAGGCGTCAGCGCAGAGGAACACGGAAGGAGGCACCATGCTCCCAGAATCGACATCGTAGCAGAGAGGTTGAAGTTTGAGCCGGCTGTCTTCAAACAGCCATGAGATATCCGCACCGACACATACATCGTCAGCATCGACATAGAAGCCACCCTCGACTAGCAGGTAGCAAAGCCGGAAGTAGTCCGCCTGCATTGCTGGGTGATAGCATTGATCGAATGCGGACTCGTAGCGCCTACCTAGAGAGTCCGCGATAAATGCCTTGGCCGTCGGTGCGTCATATAATCGATGAGAGAAGCCGCTCTTCTTCCAACGTGCCCATGAGGCCACGCACTCCGCGATATCGTGCGGCAGCTCTCCAAGATCATGCCAATACTGGACGATTATCCTGGGTATCATTTGCCCCAAGCCATCGGTAACGAGATCTAGAGCTGAACATCGTTGAACCAACCGCCGGATGAACTCCGAGCGTTGCCGATGGTGCTGGGGAGTAATGGTCTCCGGCTGCATCCAAGTTCACCAACCTTAGCTAGGTCGTCAGAAAACTCCGTGATACAATTCTTGGTGATATTTTACAATATGTCACTATACTGTCGCCTGTCTTGCGCAACAAGAAGAAGAGCGCACAACCCGCTGCTCATCGACGAACGTGGGCGCAACGGAATGGATGACCGTCGTTCAGAGCGGAGGTTCGTAGTCACGTGAAGATTCTCTCGTACAACCCGGGCCACGATGGCGCTGTCGTGTATCTGCAGGATGGTCGTTTAATCGCTTCGATCGAGGCAGAGAAGAACTCGAATTTTAGATACTCACCGATATTCCCGCACGACCTGCTTACCGCGCTTGGCGAAATCGATGAATTCCCGGATGTGTTGTCCACGAGTGGGTGGTGGCGGGGTGGCGGTGCGATTGTTGGGCCGACAGGTCGAGCGGGGTATCGTGGTGTCTCCAAGGATCATATCGTGGTGGGCCAGAGGCGATTGCTAGGAAAGCTAGTGCAGCATTTTTCGTCTTCGCACGAAAGATCACATCTTCTCTGCGCTTATGGAATGTCCAACCTGCCCGCAGGCACGCCGTGCTACGCGTTGATCTGGGAAGGATCGATCGGTGCTTTCTACGAAATCGACGGTCAGATGAACATAACGCTGCTTGCCGATGTCATGAATGAACCTGGACATCGGTATGCCCTCCTGTATGGGTTTGCAGATCCAACTTTCAACAAGTATGGAGAGTTTTCACGTCACTCTGATGCGGGAAAACTGATGGCATTAGCCTCGTACTCGCCTCGCAAAGCAGCTTCAAGTGAAGATCGAGAATTGATCGAGTTCTTGCTGCAGCAGTGCGAACATCTGGAACCGCGAGAGTGCAACAAACTTCGACAGTCCCGATACTACAACTGCGGGATGGATAGTCCAGAGTTTCGTAACTTGGCCGGGCTTTTTAGCGATAAGATCTTCGATACCTTCTATCAATTTGCGAAATCGAACATGAGAAAAGGTATGCCGATGATCATTGCTGGTGGCTGCGGCTTAAACTGCGACTGGAATACCAAGTGGCAGGAGAGTGGGTTGTTCAGTGAGATATTCGTGCCGCCTGTTGCTAACGATTCTGGCTCGGCAATCGGAACAGCGATCGACGCTCAACTGCACTTCACGGGCAGCCCGAAACTGGCATGGAACGTTTACTCAGGCACCAGTTTCGTACCTGATACCTCATTCGACGCAACGCTATACGATCTATACGAAACAAATTATCAATCGATTGCCGACATGTTAGCCAATGATCTCATTCTAGGCTGGGTAAGCGGCAAGTATGAAATCGGACCGCGCGCACTAGGTAACCGATCGATCCTCGCGGCGCCTTTTCGAGAAAATGTCAGAGATCGGCTGAACGAAATTAAGCAGCGAGAGCAATTTCGCCCTATCGCGCCTGTCTGTTTAGAAAACGATGCCGCTAAATGGTTTGACTGCAATCACTCCAGTCCGTTCATGCTCTTCACGCATCGCGTAAAAACAAGTGCGCTGGCGGCGGTTACTCATGTGAACGGAACGGCTCGCATCCAGACCGTATCACTTGAGAGCAACCGCAACCTCTATGACTTGCTCGTTGCATTCAAGAAACGCACTGGATATGGAGTTTTGTGCAATACATCACTCAACTTCAATAACCGCGGATTCATAAACAATATAAGCGACCTTTCGACATACACCACAGAACATAACTTGGATGGATTCGTAGTCGAGGGAAGTGCCTATCTCTTGAAGGCCTCAAAAGCGTATCGGGAATATTTGGAAAGACCCAGGTGCACTGAAATTGAAGAACCGCAAGCGGACTTCACACGTTCTTCCGATCGGGTTTTAACGAAGCGCTCGATAGAAAGCGTTCACACCAAGTGACTGGCGCATCCACGCACGATTGCGGAGGTCATGAGCCCATCGAAAGCTCAATCGTCGGCCATTCATGACTTTTGACGCGGCAAATGGCGAGTGTATCGCGCATTTGTCGAGACGCAACGAAGCGCTTGTCCACTCGTACCTGGAAGAGCACCGGCTGGAACACGATGTCTAGATCGCAACTTAATCCGGATGATCCATGTGGCTGTAATAGTGGCTTGCGCTTCGCCGACTGCCACAAGCCGATCTTTGACGCACCCACAGGTGCAATGATTCTTGTCGGCCAAACAATGTACGCGAAGGCATGGGCCATGAATGCTGGCCAGTACCACACCCAAGGCCTCTACCAGTTCCTAACTGCCGAACTCCTTTCGGCCGGCAAGATCAACCGTTTACTCGACGTGGGATGCGGCCTCGGGCATGGATTGGCAGCGCTAACTGCCTCGATAACCGACGATAAACGCCTCATCGTCGGGATCGATGAGAATCCGGAGTGCCTTATAGCGGCAGCAACACTTCTGGGCTTGGACACCGCTCACCCAGCCCTCCGGCGAACCAAGCCCGAGCTTCGGTCGGATGGCTATTACGAAACCCGAATAGCGCCAACTCGGCTCGAGCTCGATGGCAATTTGCTCCTCATCAATGTCGACTTGATGATCGGCGATTTACCGTTTGATATTTGGCTCGATGAGGTCGGGCCATTTGACGCTGTGACAATGTGGTTCAGTGGCGTTCACAAAGCTCGGTCAGCGACGATGGTCGCGCGAAATCTCGATGCAAAGAGTGATGCCGATCTCCGAGAAGCGTTAGAAGACCAGGTAATCAAACTCGCAGTTAGATGCGTTCGTCCCGGAGGTGTAGTGCAAATAGCCTACCGCGCCGCCGGAGATGCTGATGAACTACGTCGATCGGCAGAGCTTCGAATGCCTCATATCCTAGCTAATCATCCATTCAAACTTGCAAGAGTTCTGACTCATGCTTATCAAGAGCCTACTTCCAAAGGCGCCGTGAAAGTGAAATCGGTGACACAAGATCTGGTCGGCCGTCAAAGTTTTGCCTTATCAATGCTACTTCGCGGCCGTGAGTTGTCCACCAGGTCAGCAACCGACGGACTGTTCAAATTGGCGAACAGAACTCCTTTCAATATCGCTCCCGAACGTGCACAGAAGCTAGCAACTGAGGTATTTGGGACGGACGATTGGACCATTCGAGCGAGCGAAACCGAAGCTAATTTTTATGCTGTGGTTGAGGATAAGGCTGTCTATTTGTCATATGCTGGCTTGGCGAGTTTATGGTGCGTTGCGCGCGTCGCGTATGACGTAATGGATATGTCATCGCGCGCTGCGCGCCGTTCCGATGCCCTCAAGTATGAATCGATTGATCTTGGCGCAGCCTGGGCTGAACGTAATCTTGGGACATACATTGAATACGCACGCCATCTAATTAGCACAGACGAGTTCTGGCCGTTGTCGTTAGAAGTGCCAAACCCGACAGCAGCAGCCGACACGCCACAAGGCCGCATAAACAATCTGTTTTTCGGAGCCCTGAGTTGGATCATTTTGCACGAGATTGGACACGTGCATTACGGGCACGAGAAGATCGCAATTTCTTCTCAAAGCGTTCGTCAAGAGCATGAAGCAGACGGCTTTGCTACATCGTGGATTCTGGATGAGGCCGGTCAAGGCGTAGCACGCGAATTTCGAGTGCTTATGGTCGTGACGGCGTTGGCGTGGTTGTTCATGTTTGAGGAGGTTCAGGGGCAAGGATCTACCCATCCACCCGTCATACTGCGATTTCGAGAAGCAGTCGATAAGTTTGGCCTTGGCGATCGGAGTGTCGCGCTGGAAAATGCCTCGTATCTACTGAAGGCCCTCTTTGATCCGGCGAGCACCGGAATGGAAGCTCGACCGACACCGCGGGAAGCATTCGACTGGATATCGGCTCGACTTGAAGACCTGTTTCCGATCCGATGACTGGCCTGCACTTGGCTTTAGGGATAGCCATGCATCGATTCCAACTACCTCCCGCTTCGCCTTCTGCAATCAGCGTCGCGCTCAGAAAAAGTCCTCATGCAGGTCGTCAGTCCACACAGCACTCTCTGATATTCCGGATTAGATCTCTCATTGGGTAATGAGACCGCAGCCAGCGTGGCTAGGCGTATTCAAACCGAATGAATGGAGGTGGATGCATTGCAGAAGTGCCTCTGCAGCGTAGCTTATCGCAAATAACCGCGCCAACGGATTGCCGCAACTTGATGAATACTGATCACGTCATAGTAGTTGCGCTAACGCCGTATCGGACAAATGAAATGCGGACCTAATTCGGCATACCGTTCGCCTATCAACAACCGTTTATTTCGATCGCCCCCCTGATCCAGTTTTTGCGCTCTCCCCCACTTCGCTCTCGGCAGACAGGCTAAAGACTCGCCGCCGCCAGGCGGCACTTATATACCGCAACTCAAGAAAAGTAATTTGGACTGGACTTTACCCAGATAGAGAGCGTTGCTGTTGGTATTCGAAAGGCCTTGTTGTGATCCAGCGAATGTCAGCCCGCACTGCGGGCTTTGGGTGGTGGGAGACCCAATTCCGGGCTCCCGATGATCAGGAAATCACCACCATGGCCAGAGCTATCAAGAAATCCGCTACCCCCAAATCCGCTGCAAAGCCAAAGTCCGCCCCCAAGGCCGGCAAGCAACCCACCAAAGCCAACCCCGACAAGAAGTCGACCCAGGTTCTGCAGTTGCTGCGCCGGCCACACGGCGCCACGATCAACGAACTCTCCATCGCCACCACCTGGCAGCCGCATAGCGTCCGCGGCTTCCTCTCCGGCACCGTCAAGAAACGGTACGGCCTCAAACTCACCAGCGAGGTGATCGACGGCACTCGACACTACCGGGTGCCGACCTGAGGTCGGCTGCCATGAGTTCGCTCGATCAGCAACTCGCGGTGCTCGAGGACCTAGACACGGCAGTCCTCCGCCAACGATGGAGCGAGTTCTACCCAGGCCAAGCCCCGAGCCTCATGAGCCGCGAGCTCCTCCGCTTGGCGATCGGCTACAAACTCCAGGAACTGGTGTTCGGCGGCCTCGGCCGCCGAACACAACTTGGTCTTGCGGCTTTCAAGCACGGATCTAAGACTGGTCGGACCAGCATCACCCCGGCTCCTAAAGCCGGCACCAAGTTTATCCGAGAATGGCAGGGAACGGTCCACGAGGTCCTGACCCTAGAAGACGGTCGGTTTGCCTATCGGGGCAAGACCTATAAAAGCCTGACCCTCATCGCCAAGCTCATCACCGGTACCCACCAATCCGGCCCCCGCTTCTTCGGCCTCCGGAAACCGGGAGATGCCAAGGTGACAGATCATGGCTGAGCGTCCCCGCCGCTGTGCCATCTATACCCGGAAGTCATCCGATGAAGGTCTAGACCAAGCCTATAATTCCCTCGACGCCCAGCGGGACGCCTGTGCCGCCTATATCACCAGCCAGAAACATGAAGGCTGGATCCCCCTCGATACCCACTATGATGATGGTGGCTTCTCCGGTGGGTCTTTAGTGCGCCCTGCCCTCCAGTCCCTGCTGGTCGATATCGCCAACGGCGCCATCGATATCATCGTCGTTTACAAGATCGACCGCCTGACCCGATCCCTGGCCGACTTCGCCAAACTTACCGAGACTCTGGACAAGCATGGGGTCTCCTTCGTGGCCGTGACCCAGCAGTTCAATACCTCGACCTCCATGGGCCGGCTCACCCTTAATGTCCTGCTCTCCTTTGCCCAGTTCGAACGAGAAGTGGCAGGAGAGCGCATCCGGGACAAGATCGCCGCCTCCAAGCGCCGGGGTATGTGGATGGGCGGACGGCCACCCATGGGCTATGACGTCAAAGACCGGAAGCTGGTCATCAACGATGCAGAAGCTGAGACCGTCCGGCATATCTACCGTCGCTATCTAAAACTCAGATCCCTCAATCGCCTGCAGACCGACCTCAAGGACTCTGGCATTCGATCAAAGGTTCATATCGGAGCCGATGGCCACCCGTTTGGCGGCTGTGTCATCGGCCGGGGTGCCCTCGGCTACATCCTGACCGGTCAGGTCTACCGCGGGATGGTCTTGTTCAAGGGGGAGCTTTACCCTGGCGAACACCCTCGGATCGTTCCGGAGGATCTGTTCCAGGAAGTGCAGGCGGCCCTCGATGCCCAAGGTCCTGGGGAAGCGGCCCGCACTAAGCGACCGTCAACCTCACTGCTCAAGGGCCTGGTCTTTGACGAAGCCAACGTTCCGCTCCAGGTGAGCCACACCAATAAGAAGGGCCGGAAGTACCGCTATTACGTCTCGGCGACCAAGATGCGTGGCCCGACCCAGGCCGGAGACGGTTTCCGCGTTCCAGCATCGGATCTGGAAAAGGTCGTCGTTCAATCACTCGCCCGCCATCTACGGGACCAGCATTGGCTGGATCAAACATTTAGAGGCCATGTCGAAGTCACGAGGTTCCAGCACCTCACCTCATTGGCCGACAACCTCGCCAATATGATCGAGGAGGAACTGGCTCAGAGCACTGGCCTTATGCCCACTATCATGGACAGCATTGTGGTGGCGAAGAAGACCATCGTGATCAAAGTCGGGCCTGCTCGCCTCCTATCACTATTGCTCGGGCAACCAAGCGAGACCGAACAATCCGAGCCATCGATCGAGATCAAGGTCTTTGGTCAGTTCATCCGCTGCGGCAAGGAAGTCCGGCTCGTGATCGGCCAGGAAGATGCAAAAGATGCCAAGGTCGACAGCCGTCTCATGCGGGAGCTTGTTCAAGCGCGTCAATGGTTCGATGATCTCGCCAATCGACGCGTTGCCAGTATCGCCGATCTCGCACGAATCTCTGGCGTCAGCGCGCCCTATATCAGCAAGAAGATCTCACTCGCATTCTTGGCACCGGACATCACCGACATGATTGCCACCGGTACCCAGCCCATGCGCCTGACGCCGGAGGCGCTGAAGCGGGCTTGCCCTCTGCCTGTCTCATGGGATGAACAACGAGCGCTGTTGATCGTATAGTCGCGCGCGCTTTCTTCGTCGCGTCAACTTGAGTTCGCGCGGCCTCACGCCGAACATTATCGCTAAACTGATTTTATGTCGCGTGATGAGAGCGCGCTTTATTTCGAATTATCGCCATCTAGCCCTACAGCCATAACCGGATTTTTGGCATTCAGAGACGAGAACGCCAGAAACCGCTGAAAAGCCTGATTTTCTCGAGATCTCTGTTATGCGCGGCGATGATCTCCCGGCTAACCCCCGGAAGTACGTCACAATTCCTGATTGTATCTCTTGTCATATACACTCATAAAGAGTGTGGCTGGGGGACTAGGATTCGAACCTAGACTGGCGGAGTCAGAGTCCCTCGCGCCCCTTTGATTTCCCGAGTAAATTTTGGAAATGCCGGTCTAAAGCGGCCATTACAAATCAATAGGTTACTGGACATCCGGAAACCGCAGGCGCACGCCGTTCGCGAAAAAATCGCCAACGCCCCTCTTGAAAGTCCGCCAGAAGTATATAAATAAGTATATACAAGAGGGGAGCGGAAATGACCAAGATTTACTCCAGCCGGGAACTGATCAAGCTGCTGACCGCCGATGGCTGGCAGCATGTCCGGACCAGCGGGGACCATCATCATTTCCAGCACCCTTCGAAAGCCGGAACCATCACGGTGCCGCACCCGAAAAAGACGCTGAAACGCGGCACACAGAATGCCATCCTAAAGGCGGCGGGGCTGAAATAGGCCCCCGCCAGAAAGAGGGAATGATAGAAGATGCACTATGTAACTGTCCTGATCCCCGAGGCCGAGGGCGGCTATTCGGTCCTCTTCCCGGATTTCCCCGGCTGCGCCACCCAGGGCGAGAGCCAGGCCGAAGCCATCGCGGCCGCGACTGAGGCCCTCTCCGGCCACATCGCCGCCATGCGCGAAAGCGGCGCCACGGTGCCGGCACCCCGCGAGCTGGAGGCGGTGCGCGCCGATCGAGCCTGGGCCGCAGATAACGAGGTTGACTGGACGAGGACGATCACGGCGCTGACACCCGTGCGCCCGCCGCTGGGCCATCCCGAGCGCGTCATGGTCAGCCTGGACAGCAATTTTCTTCGCAGCATCGACAGCTATGCCGAGTCCAGAGGCCTGACCCGCAGCGCCGCGCTGACGGCCGGCGGCGAAATGCTGATCGCCAGCGATCCGGTGCCAGTGCGGAACAAGCGGCCGGAGAAGCGATCGGCCTGACCGCCATCCCCAGAAACGCAAAAAAGGCCCGCTCCGGGGATACCGGAGCGGGCCTTTCCATATGCTCAATCGATCAGCGCGTCAGGCGCTTTCGTGAAGAATCGTCACGGCCGTGTTGATGGCGCTGAACCTCTCCTTCTGACCGTCCGGCCGGCGGCCGTGAACGGTCTCCAGCGAGACATTGCAATACTCCTCGGTCGGATGGATCTCGGTAATGATCGCCGGAATCAGGACGCGATCGCCCTTCTTCAGCGGCGTGCCGTTCTTGTCGTGCATCGCTTTCTCCTTTGCTGCTTGAAATGGCCGTCAGCCGAAAAGCGGCCCGGCCGAGCCCTCTGCTCGATCGCGGACGATGAGCTCGTGAGCCTCGATTCCGGCCCCGGATTTGGAGCCGGCGGTGAAGGTGTGGGTGCGTTCCTCGATATGGAAGCCGGCGAAGATCTGCCGCGTCTCCGGCGTGTCGTTGATGCTGAGGACGAAGCGGCCCTCGATGCCGGCGAGACGCCGCGCGAGAGCCGTGAAATCGGCCCGCGAGAAGATGCCGGCGCCGTAATCGCCCTCCCCGCCCCAATAGGGCGGATCGAGATAGAAGAGCGTCTCCGGCCGATCGTAGCGATCGAGCACATCGGGCCAGGGGAGACACTCAATAATGACGCCGTCGAGCCGGCGATGCAGCGCATCGAGCTGCCGCTGGATCTGCTGCAGGCGGAGCCGGCTCCCCGCCCCCAGGTCGACGCCGAAGCTGGGGTTACGCGTCCGGCCGCCGAAGGCCAGGCGCTGGAGATAGAGGAAGCGCGCCGCCCGCTCGATGTCGGTCAGCACGTCCGGCGGCGTCCGCTTGAGCTGGTCGAACATCTCCCTGCTGGAGAGCGTCCAGCGGCCGAAAGAGTCCACCAGCGCGCCGGGATGCCGCTGCGCCACCCTATATAAGGTGACGAGATCCCGGTTGATGTCATTGATGACCTCGGCCGGGGCGGCATGGCTGCGCCGCAGGAAGACCCCGCCCATGCCCATGAAGGGCTCGACATAGGTCCGGTGCGGCGTGCCGGCGATGATGCTGGCAAGATGCAGGGCCAGATGACGCTTCCCGCCCAGCCACGGCGCGATCGGTTCCACGGCCGACACAGCACGGTGCTGGTGGGGACGGTGATTATAAGACTCCATTCTTGTTTTGCTTTCGGATACTAAGGCCCCGCCCCTCGAGGGGTGGCGGGACGGCCCTGATCGGCCGGTTGGTGCTGTGCGAGTGCTGACCTCGCGGCTCGGGCTGTTAGCGCAGCCCGACCCCCGCCCATTCTCGAGCGTGGTTAGAAAGGGATTCGGAGGATCGTCACCTCGAATTCCAAGGGCCGATCGCTCGACCAGAAACCGAAACCGCCCGCCAGGCCGGATTGATCCGGCGACTGGCAGGCGGTGAGAACCAGGACCGCCAAAAGGATGGCGGCCGCCGATTTCATTGACAGGGCGAACCCGGATCGCCGCCTCATGGCTACGGCGCCGGCAATTGTTGGTTCTGGGTCGCCCGGATCTTCGCCAGCTTCTCGTTGCTGTTGGTCAGGGCCTCGTCATAGCCCAAGAGCAACACGCCCTGGATACCGATGACCTTGATCGCCGCTTCGAGCTGGGCAAGGAGACTGGGCTGCGGACCCGCCGCCTTTTGAGCAGCAGCGATCGCCTCGGCCGCCGCGTCGAGATTCGGCCCCTTCTCCTGCTCGGTCAGGGCGCTATCGATCGGCGCGAAGACGACGATCGTCTCAGCAGGCGCCGGCACCGCCGCCAGCTCGGGCGGCCTGGATTCGGCGCAAGCACTCAACAACGTGACCAGCAACGCCGGCAGGATCAGCGTTCGGAGCATTAGAAATCTCCCTCAGTTTGGTTTGGGCTGCTCGATATTGAGCATCCCGGTTTTCCGCCCGCGCACGCACGTCCACGGCATCGGCATGCGTGTTGCGCCAGGCCGTCGTCAAAGAAGCGATCGTGGCTTTCTGACCGGCGTTGACGCGGCGCAGATCCTCGACCTCTTTGGCGAAGGCGGTGAGCCGGGCGAGATAGCCGCCCTCGCCATCGATGCTCTCCTGGAGCGCCGCATTGGCAACGGTGAGGCCGTCGATTTCACGCTGTTGCCATATAAAAGAGAGCGTGCCGCCGAGACTGAGGCCGGCAACGAAGAGTCCGACCAGCAACCACGGCGAAGCGCCCCCGGCGAGGCCGAGAGCGAACTTGATGAGCCGGCCCATCACAGCAGCACCATCAGGGTCACTGCAGCGATGAGCCCGACAACGGACCCGACAATCCATTCGAGATGCTTGTGGCGCGAGCCCTTCAGGGTGAAATCCCAATCGACCTGTGAGACTTCGCGCAGATAGAGACCGACGGCCGCCAGCACCGCCCACAGCAAGGGCAAGCCGATGAGCAGCGAGAGGATGACGACAAAGGCCACCGCGACAAGTGAATGCAGCAGATTGTCGATCGAGAAAATGTCATCGAGCCACGACTTCATGGCGGATCACTCCATAGGTGAGAGGGCAAAGAAAAACCGCGATGCACGGGCACCGCGGCGACACGAAAGGCCGATGAAACGGAGCTGCTATTCCAGACCGTTCTTGCGCTTCCAATAGGCGCGGAGAAGGAAATAGCCGCCGATGCCGAGCGCCATCATGGCGCACAGCACCCAGGGGCCAAGCTCCATCAGCGATTGGATCGTCCAGCCGACATCGCTTGCCTGCTGGGCATACTCGTTCACCTGGGCGAGCGAGCCGGCGCTACCGAGCACCGTCGCGGCCGTCTTGACGCCCATATCCTTTGTGAGCAGAACGGGCGGCTCGGCCGCGACCGCCTGCGGCATCGGCGTCTTGTCGCGGCTCCGCGCCGCTTTGAGATAGAGCGCCGCCTCGCGCGCGCGGCGACTGACGAGGCCGGGGAGCGTGACTTTCTTGCCGTTCACCGTTGCCTTGTTCCACATGGCAAAGGCCTTCGCCGCCGCCTCGGTGTTGCCAGCGTTGTGCTGCTTGAGCACAGTACTCTTCTGGAAAGCGCCAAGGCCGACATTGAAGGCGAAGGACGTCATCGCCGCCAATTGATTGGGGTTCGGCTTGGCGCTGCAGAGCCGGCGGACGCCAGCGACGAAGCCCTCGAGATCCTGGGCGAGAAGATCATCCGCCTCGGCCTTGGTAATTCGCATACCTTTCTTCACGCCTTCGGTATGCCCATAGCCGATCGTCCAAACGCCGGCAGGGCAGCGATAGGCTTCCAGCTCGCAGCCTTCGAAGTCCTGAATCAGGTCAACGCCCTCCGCGTTGATCGGAAAGGTATTCATTTTGCTCTCCTCGGATGATGAAGGCGAACGCCGTTCGCCTATTGGCGCGACTTACTTCCTGTCCGCCGATTTGCTGATGGTTCCGGACGCCGCATCGACGACGCGCAAGACAATGATCTCGATCCAAGCCGGCCCGAGATACGAAATGATGATGATGGCGCCGGTTGCCGCCTTGCCGGTGAAGCCGAAGAATGCCGCAACGCCATCGGCTGCCAGGCCGAAGGAGAGTGCGATCAGCAGCTCCCAGAGCAGGTGCCATGACCAGAAGCGGCGTTGTGCTTTCTGGACCTGGCGCACATGCCACAGCATGCGGCCGAGCCAGGCGAGGCCCGTGACGCTCGCCATCGAATAGATGGCCTGTTTGATCTCTGGCGGCAGATACTCGAACAAGGTGCCATCCCCCACGCAAAATGATGAAAGAAAAACCCGCCGGAATCGCCGGCGGGTTTTCGTATCGCGAGTTTTCAGGTGTCAGGTCAGGCGGGCCAGGACGGCGCCGGGAGCTCAGCCAGAAACGCCTCGATGTTCTCCGGCATCTGCCGCTGTCCTGCCTCGATCAGATCGAATTGACCATAGGCATAGGCCCAGACGGCATCGCGCCATGCGACAAAAGCTTCCGCCTCCGCCACCCATGCCGGATTGGTACTCACAACATAGCTGGCGAACGAGACGCCACTGTCGTACCGACGGGCAACCGCCGCCGAATCCAGCAGGCTCTGAATGGCCCGCGCCGCATCATTCTTGATAGCCGTCAGTGGCAACAGCCAAATTCCGGCCTGGGCATTCCACAGCTGACGGCCATCGGGCGGCGGTGTTTCCACCATCACTCCGCCGGGCAGATAGGGATTGCTTTCGTCCGGGCCATCGTAAGAGCCGATATAGGCCCCCGCCTCGTTGACATAGTGCTTTTGCATGTTTTTCCTCACGAGATCACGGCGGCGTAGAAGACCATCCGCCAGTTGGTTGCAGTGATTGTGGAACTACCTGACGATTTTCCGCCAACGAGATCGGTGCCTGACGGCCAGGTCGCATAGCAATTAGTGGCATTGGCGGCCATCAGCTGATTGCCGCCGGTGTTGTAGACGACGCCGATATCGATCTCGTCGTTTACCGCATAGCCAGCGTCCGCAGTCTTGCATCGCACCACGACGCGAAGGTAATTCGGCCTGGCGCTGAGACCATGCGCGACAGCAACCGGCGATCCTTTCGCAAAGCTCTGCTCTGCGCTGGTGAACCACTCAACGCTCGCCGCAGCACTCGCGTCGGCCTTTGCATCCAGCGCCGTTTGAAGGCCAGTGACATCGGCGATTATGTGGCTGTGCGACGCCGCCGCGAACGCAGTGCTGGCCTGGGTCGCAGCCGAGCCGAGGCCCAGAGTGCCCCTTGCTGTGGCGGCGTCGGCATCGTCGATCAGCGAGCGACCGAAGGCCGAGAGATCGGCGGTGGCAAAGGTATCCGCCGCCGTCGCATAGATGACCTTATTGGCGCTCGTCACCACGCCAGCAAGTGCGGTCAGCGTGGCATCCGCCGCCTGGAACGCGGTGCTGGCCTGGGTTGCCGCCGTGCCGAGACCCAGAGTGCCCCTTGCTGTGGCGGCGTTGGCATCGTCGATCAGCGAGCGACCGAAGGCCGAGAGATCGGCGGTGGCAAAGGTATCCGCCGCCGTCGCATAGATGACCTTATTGGCGCTCGTCACCACGCCAGCAAGTGCGGTCAGCGTGGCATC